TCCGCTCCGGGTTATCGGTCGCGCGGCAGCAGTGTCGCCACGCCGACCAGTATTGCAACGGGGCCCATCCATATGGCGCACACTAGCGTTACGGCCAAGGCGCCTAGAACTTTAGATGCTTTCACGAGCGGCCCTCCGCTTTGGCGATGACTGCGCGAAGCTTTGGCGCAATACCGCAATTGTAGCAGTCTTCGCTGTCGATATATTCGAGTGCTTCCCGTAGGAGTACCAGCATGTCGGGTGCGGCTGCGATCATAGCCGCGTTGGCTTGCGCATTCGCGTGAGACATGTCGTGCGGTTCGACCATCGCGATAAACAGACCGTGAGCGCCATCGCGCACGGCAATAGATTCATCGCTCGGGCTATTCACGACCGTCTCGACGATCCACGGCCCGGGTGTGTGCTGTGCGCTCATGACTGCCCCCCATCGCGCTCAATGGCGCGCTCGAGTGACCGCAGCCAGTCGCGGTAGTGTGACTGCGCGCGGCCACTGGAGACATCCAGGGGCGCGATCTTAGTGTAGGCGCCATAGGTTGGTGTCGGTCGCCACTCAATCACGTCCGTGGCGTCGTGCGGGCGCGAGCCCAGCTGTTGGTTGGCGTTATAGTCGTGGTAGTTCATAAATCTCCGCTCCGGGTTATCGGTCGCGCGGCAGCAGTGTCGCCACGCCGACCAGTATTGCAACGGGGCCCATCCATATGGCGCACACTAGCGTTACGGCCAAGGCGCCTAGAACTTTAGATGCTTTCACGACTGGCCCTCCGTTTTGCGCCACACGCGTCTAGCCTTATTGCGCTCGATAAGCGAATCGTACAGCTCGGCACAACAGTCGTGCGGTTCTTCCGACGCAGATTCGTAGTACCAATGCGGGCATTGCTCGGCAGCGCGATCAACACGGAGTTGTGCTGCCTGATAGCGGATTAGTGGTGAGTGCGTGCTCATGTCAGTCTCCTACGCGATAGCGCGCGTCAAGGCGCGGCTGATGATAGTACCTGCCGCGATGCACAGGAAGAGAATTGCGATGGTCATTTGATGATATCCAGTTAATCCGTTTGCCTGCCGGTAGAGTATGCAGGGGGTGTGCCAACAGCCCGTTAAAAAATCGCGCGCAATCGTGTAACTGCCTGACCTTGTGCGATTTATAGCTTATCGTGCCCTGCGGTCGCTAGCTTATTGTGTCTTAATATCTGACGCGGCGTGTCGTGAAGTGACGCGTTCTACGTCAGATAGTGACGCGAATAGCTAGTGGTGGCCATGCCGAAAATGATGTCACCACGTATGGCCACCACCAAACGACATTGATTTACATAAAGAAAATGACATGGTGGCCATGGGTGACATGTTTTACTCCTATACGGGCGAGAATACCATTCTTATCTATATACGTATTGTGTGCGCGTCCGCGCGTCCGCGCGGACGCGTGGCATACGTATAAGAGGGGCCGATGTAGCTAGAATGCCCACCATGGCCACCACTTGCCGTTTTTCCTTTAAGAATCAACGCGTTTTAGTGGTGGGGATCGTGGTGGCCATGGTGGCCACCCCCTAAGATGCCCACCACTGTATAGACATACAGTATTTAATTACGCCGTATTAAATCCTAGCTGTTATATCCACGCAATTAAATACTATTTCTTCGCTCTGATTAATTATCTCCACGCTCCGTGTTCAGGCGCCAGACCTATCAAGCTGTCGATGTTATGCTGCAGTGCGGTATTCCTCAACGGAATTTGACTAAACACGGAGCGCGCCGTTAGCTCCTGTACTTCGCATAACAGATCTTATGTTTCATCTGTACGCTAACAGAATCATACACTTATCGTAGGTTGACATTTGCGGCTCGTATAACCCGTTGATATCTAGTTGCGGCTGGCTTACCATAATCCCCGGCTCCGGGCTCCTGGCTCCCGGCCCCTAGATTATGAAATGTCCAGGAGGATTATGGAAAACCCCTAGCGAGGGGTGTGACGGTCGTGGGCTCTGATCGGCGCCCCGAGGTCTAAAGTCAGTGAGAGAAACTCTTGACTTGGCGCGTATTCACATCTACTATCCACGTAACATACTGAACACGGAGACTAGAATGCGATACGTCGACCGGCGATTAGCCGAGATAGCGGCCGCCAGTAGCGCCCACGTGGCGAGACCTAAGACGTCGGCAAAACGAGAATATTACAGAAAATACAATCGCTTACGACGACAGACGCTGGTTGGACGCCGAGAGATAGCTCGTTCCAATCTGCGCGCCTCTCATAACTTGTCACTCGTGGAGTATAGCGATCTGTACCGAGCCCAAGCCGGCCGGTGTGCTATCTGTGATAACGCCATGGCTATGGCGTACGATCCTACGCGTACGTCCGGGAAGCGCGGTCCTGCACCGGACGGCGCGCACATTGATCACGACCACGCCTGCTGCCCTGGCCGCAAATCATGCGGAAGATGCGTACGTGGTCTTCTCTGCGCCCGCTGTAATGCCGGCATAGAGCGCTTTCGCGACAACGCGGAGATCATGCGGTCGGCCGCTGACTACGTGGTTAGGGCGTTCCGTGCACCGCTGATATCGAACCCCGTCACAGATAACGACGATTTGATTTAACTCAATACGCAAACTGTGAACCGCGTCACCCGAAAACACCCGTCGAGAACGGCTTACACTATTAGGACAGAAACATCTCCACGCATCTCGAGGTAACCCCATGACTGACGCAACCACTTCCGCCGCAGCGCCCGCCCCGGCCGCCACCTCGAGCGCCGTATCTGGCGTCGCCTCGGGGATTGACGCCGGCATCAAAGCCGATGTAGCCGCTGTCGAGGCCGACGCGTCCAGCTTCTGGACCAAGGCCAAGCCGTACGTTATTCCCGCAGCGACTTTCGTGGCGGGCCTTCTCCTCGGTCACTTCGCGCACTGAGGGTTTTGCTGTGCTTGCGCTCCCGACCCTCCAGCGGGACGACGTGATTCGCGCACTCGGCTGCTCGCACTTCGAGTTCGGCCGACTGCTCCGCGATAGGACCGCCCCCCTGCCAGTCAGGATCGACGGGGCGACATTATGGTACACGGACGAGCTAGAAAAGAATGAGCCACGCTGCCGCGAGGCTCTGACCTACTGGCGCCGCCGCCGGGATCAATCCAATGTCAATACTTAAACTGATCTCCCGAGTCGGCGTTGCGCTGGTGCTATGCTGCACCGCGGCCTTTGCGGCCGCACCCCCTGCGACGCCGGCTGTTTCGGCTACTACGGCCAATACAGCCGGCGTTATCGTGTTCGATACGGACGGTGTCCCGCAGGTAGTGGTCTTCATATCGAAGACCGGCAGCGTTACAGCACTGTCGATCGGGGACTGCCTGCAGAGCGCGAAGTGCATCGCGTTGGCAAATGCGGAGCATAAAGCGGGCAAGTCCTACGTCTTTAACGTTCGCTCAGCGGCAACTCCCGGCACGAGCATCTAATGCGCCTCGCGGCCGGTATCCTGCTAGGGATCGGGCTATGCGCACTGACCGCAATAGTGTGTGGTGTGGTGGCAATCGCCAACGCAATTAAAAGTCTCTTCCGATAAAAATAACTAGGAGTTCTTCCACATGGCTAAGATGACCTACGATGCCCGCGCGCATGAGCGTTCGATGGGTAAGATGTCGGGCGCCGATCGGCGCGTGCAGGACTACGACCGTTCGATGAAATCGAACCCGAGCGATGGTAGCGACAGCGGTGCTCCGCCCGATCTGTCCAGCTGCGCAGCGCGCATTAACCGTCCGGGTCCGGGTGGCGCGAAGCCGAACTAAGAGCGGCCCATGCCGCTGATTAAGAGCAAGTCCAAGAAGGCGGTCTCAAAGAATATCGAGACCGAAATGGCGGCCGGCAAGCCTCAGAAGCAAGCCGTCGCCATCGCGCTTTCTACCCAACGCCGGGCGCGATCCAGGCGCCTGGACCGCTGGGCGCGCGGCGAGCGAAAGACAGCAGGAAAATAATAACGATGTCTCTCGAGCAGAACACCAAGACGTTCCAGCCGACCGCGGCTACGCCCGCCTGCGCGGTATCGCTCGCGACTACTACGGGTAGCGGGACTGTCACGCTGCCGGTACCGCCGAATGTGGCAGATCCGTCTGTTGTGCCGCAGCAGTATGCGGTATGGAACAACGGCTCGGCGTGGGCCTTCGTTGCTTTCGGGAATAGTTCAGTCACCGCCGCGGTGCCAACCAGCACGGCTGCGGGTAGCTATCCGGTGGCCCCCAGTGCAGGCGGGGAGCCCGCTATCGTCTCAGTACCGCCGGGGAGCACGCGGCCCACTACGATGGCGGCGATAACGTCGTCCAGTTCGACTACACTGTATGTTGCTCCATGTAACGGGAAGAACTAATGGCCAAGCTCACCACTAAGGCCCGCAAGAAGATTCCGGCCGGCGAGTTTGCGGGCCCAGACCGCTCCTATCCGATCGAGGATAAGAGCCACGCCCGGAATGCACTGGCTCGCTCGAGTGGTAAGCCGATTGCGGCCAAGGTGCGCGCCGCCGTGCATCGCAAGTACCCCGATATCGGTCAGGAGAAGGATCCCAGCAAGCGCAAGTCGCGGCTGGATAGCTGGGCGAAAGGCCGCCGAGAGAAACCATAATGGCTAAGAAAATCAAGATGACTTTTGAGTCGCCGCTCCTGAACGACATCTCGCCGCACGGTGAGCAGAAGCGCAGTGCGAAGAAGTCGCCGGAGAAGGTCGGCCGCCCGGCGCCCTCCGCGGTCGAAGGGGTGCCTGACCATCACTTGCACAAGGTTCCGATGCCGGAGTACAAGCCGCCCTCGGACGCCGAGCGGATGGTGGGCGCTGCTAAGGAAGAGAAGATTCACGCGACGCGCGAGTGGGTAGCCGGCCGCATGACGACCGCGAAGCACGGCATGGTGCATTCGCGTGCGAATTCGATCATCAAGAAGCACAAGGGCCAGAAGGCGTGAGTATGCTGAAGTGGACGCCGGTCGCTGGCGCCGCGCACTACATCATTGCGATTGACGGCGTGAAGCGGATGCAGGTACAGGCACCGGCCGCCAGTGTCGATCTGGTTGGACAGCCGACCTTTCGTACGCTGCCGCCAGGCGCGCACCACGTGACGATCACGGCGGTAGATAAGAAAGGCGTCGTTGGTAAGACTAGCGCGCCGGTATCGTTGGCTGTTGGTGTCCCGGCGCCCCAGCGGATCGCACCAGCGCCTGCGCCGCAACTCGCGGCTCCCGCATCGGTGACGGTCTCATGATCCGCCTGCTCTCTCGAGTCGGCACGATTTACATGAACGTGCGGCCTAACCAATCGTACCCAATCTTTTAGGAATCTAGTATACTAACCGGATGAGCGAAGAGTGGCGAGACGTTGTCGGGTACGAGGGTTTCTACCAGGTTTCGGACGCGGGCCGCGTTCGCAGCATACGGCGGGTATGTCGGGACGGCCAATCGCGTGGCGGAAAACTACTGAAACAGTCCACAGATGAGAATGGCCGGCCGCGTGTTGATGTGAAGGTTGATGGCACCCATCGTAACTTCAAGGTCTGTAGACTTGTGGCGCTGGCCTTCCTCGGCACCCCCGCAACCGACCAGGAAGTCTGTCACGGCAACGGCAACGCCGCTGATAACCGCCTAGATAACCTCCGCTGGGATACTCACCAGGCGAACGTAGACGACACTGCGCGGCACGGAACCCGTCTGCAAGGAGAGCGGATCCCGTGGAGTAAACTTACTCCAGGCCGCATCGCCGGGGCTCGTGTCCTAATTGCAGAAGGTAACACATACGCCGCAGTCGGCGCCATACTTGGTGTTAGTGCGATGACGGTCTGGGATGCCCTGAACGGTCGCGCGTGGAATCATCTGGAGATACCCACCTGACCATAAATAATCGGGGTCTCGCCGGAATGCCGGCGCTTCCCTACACCGACTTTCGCTCCTACGTCAACTCGGATGTGTTCGTGGACATGACGTTCATCGATCACACCGGTACGCCGCAGGAGCCGGTGTCGATCTGGTACCAGCTGGACGATATCACGAACGTGCAGAACATGATGCCGCAGACGGCGATCACGCCGACCGGCTCGAGCCTGACGCTGGACATCCCTGGCTCTGTGATGCAGATGACTCACATGTGGGTCGACAGTCAGCTCTGCCAACTCTGGGTGCAGGCGACGATGCCTGTGACTGATGCGGAACCTAACGGCTCGGTCATCAATGCGATTACGATCATAGAGTTGATTGCGATCCAGACACCGAACAACAACGGTGGCTGATAGTGGATCTGCTCACCGCTGCCGAACTGAAGCCGCGCAACGTACTGTACGTCATGCGGCACGGCAAGACGATCCTCGATAATGAGGACCGCTCGGACGGGTGGCTGGACTACCCGCTGTCGGATGACGGACGTTTGGGGCTCATCGACGCGCAGCAGTTCTTGAAGAACGCGCCGGTTAAGACGATCGTCACGAACAGCCTGCGTCGTGTCGCTGAGACCGCGCACATTGTGAAGTCGGGGATCCTGAGTAAGCCGAAGACAGAAGTCGATGAGGCTACCCGTACGTGGAACCTCGGCGAGCTGATTGGCACGAAGAAAACCCCGACACGGCCGATCGTAGAATACTACGTCGCCCATCCTGGTGAGACGCCGAAAGCTGGCGAGTCGCTAGGTAAGTTTCAGAAGCGCTTCCTCGGCGCGGTCAAGAAGCTGCTCGCGCGGGTAAAGACCGGAGGCGGCCCGATTTTGCTGGTATGCTCTGGCAGTAATATCCGCACGTTGAGTGTTATGCTATGCGGCAGCCCGCATACGTACAACCTGAACGAAGCGGGCCTGCTGATGCTAGTGCCGCACGGTTCTGCCATATACGGTAAGATTCTGTTCGGGCACGTCGATGACGAGAATACGGATTCGTAATTGGCGGGTAGCTCAGTCGGTAGAGCTGCATGCTGTTAACGTGCCGGTCAGTGGTTCGAACCCACTCCCGCCAGCCATACGTGAGGTGAGACTCAATGAAAGATTTCCCGATGCAACTGCTCGGCGAGCTGGTTGCCGTACTGCCAGAGCCCGCGGCGAAGACTAAGGTAATTCTGCCAGATTGGCAGAAGTCACTTTTTGGTCGGGTGCTTGCCTTCGGCCCCGAGGCGAAGGATGTGAAGATCGGCGATAAGGTGAACTTCGGCGCGGCCACAGGAATGGAATCGGTGCTCGACGGCGCGGCTATTCGGATCATGCGTGAGTCCGAAATAGACTTCATCCTATGAAACTGCGCCCACTTCGTGATCGTGTCCTGATTCGTAAGATCGAGTACAAGCATCCGTTGCTCGCCGTGGTCGGCGTCGTCCTCGAGAAGGGCGTTGTGGTCGCTGTCGGCCCGGGGCGCCGGATCCGCCGTAAGGTGCGATTCAACCACAGTATGGACCAGATGAACACCAAGCGCGCGCTGTACTTCGAGGATGGCGAGGAGACCGGTAAGGTTCGCCCTATGCGCGTCAAGGTAGGCGACACCGTCGAGTTCAGTACCCGCCAACAGATTGAAATTGAGTGGGAAGGCGAGCGGCTGTATATGATCTTCGAGCAGAGTATCTACGGCATAGACCCCAACGCCTCGCAGAGTCAAGCACTGCTTTGGCAACAGAGCGCGGGTTACGACCGTAACGGTAATTTTTTGTCGGGCGCCGAGGACTGGCAACGTGCCGGGGGGTAGACCGAAGAAGCCGCCCGTACCTGTAATTACGCACGCGCCGCCAAGTGACTTGTCGACCATCGCGCCGCTGAACAGTAGCGGACTTCCTGATTTGTATAACTATCAAGCGCACATGTTCGTGTCGCTTGGCGAGGCAAAGGCGTGGGGCCTCACTCACTTCTACACGGGTAGCCCGTGCCGGTACGGCCACGCAGCTGCGAGATTCGTCAGTAACGAAAGTCAATGCACCGACTGCCACCGCCTGACGCGTGGCAAACAGCCGGTGTACGGCAAGATCAGCACTCCAGAGTGGAAACCGGAGACGTACACCAAGCGAAAGATATCGGCCAACATATCGGCCATACCGGTAGCGCCGCAAGCGCTCGAGCCCGATCGGGGAGAAAAACGCTTCCTCGAGAACTACGCTTCCTCACGCGACTTCAATAAGGGCGCAGAGCTGGCGGGTATGACGACCGGTCAAATTAACGCTCGCATCAGCTGCTCCGCGGTCTTCCGCGCCGCAGTGAATGATCTGGAGTCGCGGCTTGGGCTGCGGCAGACGTACGGCCCGATAGAGTGGAACGACGACGTCTACGGTCAGTACATCCAAGCCTGGATCAACACTGGCGACAAGGCTTCTGCGCGCGACGCGATCCGTTGTACGGCGTTTGACTTCCACCAGGAGCTTGAGCGCAGCACTGAGTTCCGGATGCGTGTCGAGGCCGCCGAGCCGCTTGCCCAGCAGGTGCTCGAGGAGAAGGCCCAGCAACTAGGACTTAGCGGCAACGACAAGATGGTTCAGTTTGTACTGAAAGCGGAAAAACCGAACAAGTACGGTGACAAGATCAAAATGGATTTGAACGGCGAGGTGAGACTTACCAATGACCAGCTCATCGCCGAACTCGCCCGCGGATACGCTACCAGTAAGCGAAGAATCATTGAAGGCGAGCTTGTCGACGCTGAACCGCGACGAGCTATTGCGGCTCCATCGAGTGATGAGAGAGAAGCAGAGGCGGGAGAGTCGGAACCGAATAGCGACCTACTTTGACACGCCGGAGATACGAGCCGCCTACCCGAAGCACATGGAGTTCTTCTCGGCGGGCGCCAAGTGGAAAGAACGAGCCTTCATCGCTGCCAACCGCGTCGGTAAGACGGTTGCTGGCGGATTTGAAACGACCTGCCATCTGACGGGAATTTACCCGGACTGGTGGGAAGGGCGTCGTTTCAACGAACCGATAAACGCCTGGTGTATTGGTAAGACCGCCAAGACAGCTCGCGATATTCTGCAGGCGCTGTTGCTGGGCACCCCCGGTAGCGCCGCGGCAGAAGGTACCGGGATGATTCCCGGCGATCTCATTCAGCGCACTACCGTCAAGCACGGCGTCTCGGACGCTGTCGAGACGGTGTACGTGAAGTACGCCGGTGGCGGTACTTCTGTTCTGCAGTTCAAGTCGCAGGACCAAGGCCGCGATGCTTTCGAGGGTACCTCGCAGCACGTTGTCTGGCCTGACGAAGAAGTCGATGAGAGCGTATACGCTGAGTGCTTGACGCGTACCGCCACGGTGCGCGGCATAGTATACATCACGGCCACCCCCTTGGAAGGGTTAACTGAACTTATCCTTCAGTTCTTGCCGCATCTGCGGCCCGCGGTAAGCGAGGCTGATGGCGATGAGCCGATCCGCACGAAGTACACGGTGCAGGCAGGCTGGGATGATGTGCCGCATATTCCGGAGGAGGAAAAGGCGGCGTTGATGGCGTCCTATGCGCCTTGGCAGCGCGACGCCCGAACACGCGGTATCCCGATGCTCGGTTCGGGCGCGATCTATCAAGTTCCACAGAGCGAGATTACTTGTGCTCCGTTCCCGATTCCTGCGCACTACCGTCGCTGTTTTGGACTGGATGTCGGCCACAATTGCACTGCTGCCGTATGGCTGGCTCACGATCTGGACAGCGGCAATGTTTGGGTGGTAGACGAATACTATCGCGGTAAGGTCGAACCGTCGGTACACGCTGCCGCGATCAAGAACCGCGGCGAGTGGATTGCGGGGGTTATCGATCCCGCCGCTCGCGGTCGGTCTCAAATTGACGGCAAGCAGCTGTTCGTGATGTACGAAGATTTAGGGCTGGACATCATGCCGGCAATCAATGCTCGCGAGGCGGGTATCTATCGGGTGTGGGAACTTCTCTCACAGGGGCAGTTGAAGATTTTTAGTACCTGCCAGAATCTTCTGCGCGAGTACGCGACTTATCGTCGCGATAAGAACGGCAATGTTGTGAAGTCGAACGATCACGCGCTGGACGCTCTGCGATATGCCGTGATGAGCGGCCTGGATCGCGGTAAGACGGACCCCGGCAAGCAGGACGGTAAGCAGTGGTTCGCCTGGCAACCAGCGGATGTATGGGCGAACTAACGCGGACGGAATGGCAACTCGCGTCTGAGATTGAGGCTAACGTCCGCCGCGCAGGCGCGATGCTGTTCCTGTGGCCTAATGATACGGGCTGGCGAATGATGTGTTTCAACTCTCGTAAGTTGAGCGCCCAACTGCGCGACGATATCAAGCAGAATCAAGAAGGGCTCGCCGCTATCTTGGCGGCGCGCGGAAAATCGAGGTGAGAACGTGGCGATTGTTCAGCTGACTACATCGAATCCAAAAGCGCGGGCACAGCTCGTCTATCAGGATTATTCCGACGGTCAGTGGCGCAAGAAGGCTGCTGCCGCGTTCCGTACGGAAACGCTGCCGTACTGGGATGAGAAAGAGCAGCTTTCGCTAACCGCACGCGTTCCGCTGCAGCACAACGTCCGCCGCGTGATTGTCGACTGTCCTGACGGGACGACGATTACCGTACAAAATTTTGATCTTCGCCACACCGTTAAGATCACTCCGCAGAAGCGCGGACAGAAAGGTCCTGCGCAGGTACTAGGCTATATCCCGCACGGGCAGCTGCTTGACGGATGGGCGGGCGACGGCCAGCGACTTATTATCGAAGAGGTACCTCTTTAGTGGCGTTGGACGATACGATCCTCCCAGACCCGACTAGCGACACGCCTGCGGATGTGACATCAGGTCCCGTTGCTGCGCCCGAAGGGGGCGTCGATCTGCACACGCCCCCGAATCTTGACCCGACCCACAGTGGCGAGAAGTTGCAGGGCGCATACGCGGAGATCGCCGATCATACGACACTGCTGTCTAGGATTCTCGATCGGTATGCTGATGGCATCGGCGCATTTGAAGAGAATCGCCGCATGCATTCCGAGGATTTGAATTTCGTCTATAACTCTGAGGCGATGGGCCAGTGGGACCCGGTTGTTCTCGAGGCTCGTAAAGGTAAGCCGTGCTATACATTCAACCGAGTGCTCGGACCGGTGAACCTTGTAGTATCGGACATGCGTCAGACGAAGCCCGCGGCACGCGTCCGCCCGGCTACTGAAGAAGCTGACGAGGCGACCGCAGAGGCGTTGGGCGATCTGTGGCGTAGTATAGAGCGCGATAGCCGCGCTGATATGATCTACAAAAACCAGTACAAGTTCTCGGTAGCGGGCGGCTACGGAGCTTGCTGGCTGATGCCGGAATATGCTGGCGATAACTCATTCGATCAGGTCCTGAGACTTCGCGATATTCCAAATCCCCAGACGGTGGTATGGGACCCAGAATGTAACGACCCCTGCGCTGCTGACGCCATGTGGGGGATGATCGGCGATCGCATCTCGCGCCTTAAGTACAAAGCGCTGCACCCGAACGCGACGTCCGAGTCGAGCTTTAGCATGGCGCGCGACTCCTACGGCTGGTTCACCGACAAGGAAGTCCGCGTAGTCGACTACTTCGAGCGCGTGCCGTTCGAGAAAGAAATTGCGCTGATGACTGACGGTACGGTCATAGATTGGACATCAGAGGCTAAGCTCATCAATGACGCGCTGGCAGCGAAGAAGCTGAAAAGTGCCATCACGATGGTTCGCACGCGTAAGGTACTCAAGTGGCGCGTGATGTGGGTGAAATGCGACGGTGGCCAGATCCTGGAAGGGCCGGTCTTCTACAACTGGAAGCGCGTTCCTATCGTACGCATTCCGGGGCGCTACATCAACATCGAAGGGCGTAAGAAGCTGCAGAGTCTCGTGCGCCACAGCAAGGACGCTCAGCGAACTTACAACAGCCGCTGCAACGATATGATAGAACGCAGTGCGCTCATCCCCAAGGCCCCGTACCTCGTTACCGAGGCGATGGTCAAGGGGTATGAGCAGCTGTGGGCGCAATCGAACACGGCATCAAGGCCGTACCTGCCATTTAACGTGGACCCGAAAGCTGCCGAAGTCGGCGGCATGCCGACGCGCACCCCGCCAATCGAGTTGCCTGTCGGGGCGTTGGCACTCGCCCAGCAGGCTCAGTCGGACATCCAGGCCACGATCGGATTCTTTGATCCGGCGCTGGGCAATGCGGAGGACATGAATCGCGTCAGCGGCAAAGCGCTGGTACAGCACACCCGCCGTTCCGACCTGAGCAGCTATGAGTTCATTGATGGCTACGGCGCCGCGCTACAGCTCTTGCTCGAGATGGGGATCGACATGATCCCCACCGTCTACGATACCGAGCGCGTCGAACGCGTCATCGGCCTGGACGGCACCGAGAAGATCCTGACGCTTAACCAGCAGACGGACGACGGCCAGATCCTGAATGATCTTAAGAAGGGCAGTTACAACTGCACTATCACACTCGGCCCGAGCTACCAGACAGCGCGCCAAGAGACTCTGGACACACTGATAGGCGCAGCCGAGGTTATCCCGGCTCTGCAACAGCTGGCGCCGGACATCATCGCCAAGAATATCGATTCGCCGGATTCGGACGAACTGCGTCGCCGCCTGCGAATCCCGCTGATTCAGCAGGGCATCATTCAGCCGACTGCAGCTGAGAAGGCAAGTATGCCGCCTCCACAGCAGCCGAATCCAATGCAGGCGGCCGAGCTTGCTCGAGCGCAGGCGCTTGCTCAGAAAGATGGCGCCAACGCAGCCGTCGCGCAGCAGAAAGCGCAGGGCGGCGAGATGGAAACGCATGAGCGCATCCTGAAGGCGGCATCGATCCATCTTGCGAATCTTCTCGCTGCTCAGAAATTGGGACAGCCCGATGCCGCCGCACAGGCGGAGTCAAGTCAAGGGACACAGCCGACAACGGCTTAATTGCGACGAGGTGAGTCTCGTTACGCAGAAACGTAATCTGTGATTGGAGAAAAACAATGGCGTTCACACGCGATGAACTCGTAGCTTACGAGAAAGCCGCACCTGCGGCACCCGAATCAGTTTCCGCACCCCCGGTTGCGATACCACCGGTGACAGAACCTCCGGCAACGCCGGAACCAGCAGTGGATTCGTCACACGCTGCTGAACCGGACTCGGCCGATCCGAGCGACGCATCTTCTGCCGAACCCGCGGAACCGGCATCCGCAGCTGCTCCTGACAGTCCGCCAGCTGAACCCGTCGCGCCCGAGGCGCGCAGTCGGCAAACGATCCCCTACGATCGGTTTCAGGAAGTAGTTGACGAACGAAACTCACTTAGAAAGTACGGCGAGCATCTGCTCTCTACGATTGAGGATTTGCGAAAAGGCGGTGCCCCGCCCGCAGCTCCTGCAGCGAAGCCAGCAGCCCCGACCACGTCGGTCGAAATAGACGATAAGCCGCCTACTTTAGAGAGTGTGGGTTTTGATCCCGTCAAGTTTTCGCAGGCCACGAACGAGTGGCTGGCTAAGGCTGTTGATAGGCGTGTCAATGCAGCAGTGCAGAACGTCGTCTCGCAGCGAACGGCAGAAGCGGTAGTGGCCGCGCACGATGCCCGAGCAACTGAGTTTGCAAAGACTCACTCGGACTTCGCGGTAGTGGTTCGTAATCCGAATCTGCCTACGCTTGATACGATGGCGGCTAATGCTGTTATCCGATCTGAACACGGGCCTGCTATTCAGTATCATCTGTCCAAGAATCCTGATGTAGCGACGCGTATTGCGAAGTTATCTCGAGAAGATCAGATGATGGCGATCGGCAGGATTGAAGCTCAGGTATCGGCAGCGCCTCCAGCAGCCCCCGCAGCCGCGCCTCCGAAGGCCGCGAAACAGAAGAGCGTCACTCAGGCGCCCCCTCCGCCGACCCTCACCCCAGGCGGTTCATCGGCCGTCCCGAAACGGATGGAAGACATGAACATGGACGAGTGGGTCGCGCACGACCGGGCGCAAAAACTCGCATCGCGAAAACAGGCTCAAGACCTGAGAACCGCGCTGCGCCGATAACAACAAGGTAAAACAACATGTCCGGCGTTGGTAATAGTCTTCTCACGGCACAGTGGGTAGCGCGTAAGGCGCTTGTCCTGCTGCACGCCAAGGCAAACATGACTGGTCGCACGAATCGTGACTACCAGTCGCTGCTGCCCGGCCCGATTCAGGGCGTGATCCTCGGTCAGGTCCTCAGCATTCGTCTGCCATTCCAGTACCAGGCTCGGTACGGCACGCAGATGCAGGCTCAGGCATCCGTTCAGCGCTACGCGCAGCTTTCTGTCTCGAACCAGATCGGAGTTGACATCAACTTCTCGTCTGTCGAGCGCGCGATGCAGTTGAACAGCTTCGAAGAGCAGGTGCTGGCCCCCGCCATGGCGAAGAACGCCGCGGCCATCGAGGCGCAGGTCACCGGTCTCACTAACCAGGTTCCGAAGTACGTCGGCACCTACAGCACCTCAGTGTCGTTTGCCACTGTCCTGCAGGCTGAGCAGTTCCTGACGGAAACGCTGGCCCCGGAGGACGACAAGCGTACCCTGACGGTGAACCCGCAGGCGAACTACGAGTTCGTGAACTCGAACCAGGCTCTGTTCAATCCGTCGACCACGATTTCCGATCAGTGGCTCGAGGGCGTGATTGCTGAGCGCGTTGCTGGAATGATCGCGTTCCGCAACACCAAGATGCCGACCCACACGGTTGGCGGAAGCTCGAGCACGGCAACCCCGACGGTCTCCGGCGGCGGTCAGGGCAATGCGGGCGTCAACAACGCCTTCATTAGCACGACTACTCTCGTCACGAGCGGCTGGGCCTCGGGTGCCACCACTCTTAACGCGGGCGACGTCCTGACGATCGCGAACGTGAACGACGTGGATCCGGAAACCAAGATGTCGCTTGGCCGGTTGAAGCAGTTCGTTGTACAGACGGCAGTGAGCGACTCGACTGGTTCTATCTCTGTAGTGGTTGCCCCCGGCATCATCTACGGCGGCGCGTACCAGAACGTGGACTCGCAGCCGGTAGCGGCCGCGGCTATCACCGTGTTCGGGCAGACGCTCGGCGGTTATAACACCGTGCAGGGGGCCGTTCTGAAGCAGTCTCTGGCTTGGTATCGGGACGCGATCGTGTTCGCGAATCCGCCCATGCTGGACCTGTCTCAGCTGGTTAAATTCAGCGCTCAGGAAGGCTTCGAGGGTTACAACATTCGGTTCGCCCAGCAGTGGGATCCGAACAACGACCTTCTGCCCGGCCGTCTGGATACCATCTCCGGCGAAGTGCTGGCGTACCCCGAACTCGCGGTCCGCATCATTCACCCGCCGTCAGGTCTGTAATCTGACTCAGGCTTAATAAGCGGCGAGGCTGTTACGGCTTCGCCGCTTATCTCATAATAAGAGGAATTTTTCATGTCTCAAGTAGGTTACGGCCCGAATGACTCAGTCGCAACGCCGTTCGACTTTTGGGGTCAGCTCTCTGGGGTTAGTAGCGTCACGTACACGCCGGTTACAAACCTGCTGTACATCGCCGCTAACGGGACTCTGCCGTCGGTGTACGTCGATCTTCCGGTGAATGCGGAAGATGGGGCGGAGCTGACAATCGTGTCCAACCATATCGTCACGGCACTTGTCGTTGTGGCCGGCGCGGGCGACACAGTGCTGGACACTCCGACATCTCTGGCTGCGTACACGCCTGTCAAGCTGAAGTACAGCCTGTACGGGGAAGTTGGCACCTTCAATACTCTCGTGGGTACGGTAGGCACTAACGCGCGCACCTGGGTGCGATTGATCTGATGAAATACGCGGGCGGTTGCGAGCCGCTCGCGCTTTTCTAAGGAAAAACTATGCCAGTATCACTCGTCTATACGGATGTGCCGAACACGTTCACCGCAGGCCAGACCTTTGCGGGCGGTCAGACGCTGTCCGGAGGCACGGACATCGGCGCCTCAGCGGCCGACAAGGTAGGTTTCTACGGCGTGACGCCAGTTGCTCAGGTGGCAACCACGTCAACTCAGGAAACCTCGGTCCTCGTTACTCTTACGTCGGCCAGTGCGTTTCTAGGCGCCGAGGCATCCGCATTTAATGCGGTTGTGGCGGCTCTACAGAACGTCATGAACACGCTTGCCGCAATGGGTATCTGGGGAACACATTAGAGTATTCATAAAGGTCCTAGTTTATTCATAACACCTAGTGTATACTGGGTGTTATGGGTAAACCTAAACAAACCGATGCCGAACGGAAAGAGTATTTTCGAAACTACAGAGCCCGTAATCTGGAAAAGATTCAGGCGTACGAGCAAGCCCACTATCTAGCGAACCGGACGCGATACAGACAGCTCTCTAAAGTATGGCGTACCGAAAATAAAGAGCATGTTGAGGCCAAACGCGCCGAGTACAAGCGCACGCATCGCGCCGAGATAAGCGCTTACATGAAACGCCGCTACGAGGCGAATCGTGAGCACATCCTGATGCTAGATAGAGCCCGTCGGGGACTACCTAAGCCAACCAGACCACGCCCAGACACCTGTGAATGTTGCGGCGCACCGCCGGGAAAACAGGCTCTCGCGCTGGATCACTGTCACACCACTGGCGCGTTCCGCGGCTGGCTATGTAGCAGCTGCAACACCGCTCTTGGCAAACTCGGCGATAATAAAGCCGGGCTACTTAGGGCTCTAGCATACTTAGAGAGGGCTGAAGATGGCGGATAGAATGTTGCTTCATGCAGGATGCGGGGGAGGATCTCTACCGCCGGAGTGGGCAGCCGATTTCCGCGAGGTGCGGCTTGATATCGACCCCGATACCAAGCCGGATATCGTGGCTGATATGCGGGATCTTCCGGTAGGTCCTGAATCTTTCGATTGCATTTTTACATCGCACACGCTCGAGCATCTCTCACCGCACGATGTTGTACCGTGCCTGCAGGGATTCTACAGAGCGCTGAAGCCGCGTGGCGCCGCCGTTATCTTGGTCCCTGACCTGGAAGACGTACGCCCCACCGATGAGGTGCTTTTTGTCTCCGCGGCCGGTCCGATTAGCGGCATAGATATGTACTACGGCTTCCGACCGGCGCTCAAAGAGCACCCGTACATGGCGCACAAGACTGGCTTCGTGCAGAAGAGTCTCGACAAAGCCTTGCGGGACGCTGGCTTTCAGACTGTCAATACGGTCCGGTTGAGCGGCTGTTTGAACTACAACCTAATTAGCTTTGCCATTAAGGGTGAGACCAGTGGAAACAAAGACGGAGACGACACCGGACGGCTTGCGGGTCAAGGTTCAGTCTCTGGAAGCGTTGGATAAGAAGAAAAAGAAGAAAGTTGTATTCTGTCTTCCGACTATCACGCGTCCGTATCAGGAAACTCTTGACTCGATAGCCGCATCTATGCCGTTAATCACGGCGGCTGGCTGGGATGACGGGATAGTGAGCGAGATCGGCTGCCCGTATATCAGCGCCGCTCGCGCCACCATGCTGCGCAAAGCGCTTGACGCTCAGGCTAGCGTGGTAGTATTCATAGATCACGATCTTAGCTGGGAGCCGGCAGCGCTGTTGAAGCTGCTCGAGACGGAGGGACACGTCGTATCGGGCACGTACCGCTTCAAAAAGGACGAAGAAGAGTACATGGGTGGTCTCGTAGACGGCCCCGATCGGTGCCCGGTAGTGCGTCCGTCAGATGGGGCCATAAAAGCCCGCTGTGTTCCGGCCGGATTCCTCAAGATTACACGTTTTGCGGTCAATCTGTTCATGAAGAAGTACCCCGAACTGATGTACGGCGAGCCGTGCAATCCGCATATCGACCTTTTCAACCACGGCGCGCACGAAGGGATCTGGTACGGCGAGGATTATGCGTTCAGTCGTCGCTGGACTGTGATGGGCGGAGATATTTGGCTTGTTCCGGACCTAAATTTGCATCATCACACCGCAGATACGAAATTTTCGGGCAACTACCACACGTTTCTAAGACGCCGGCCCGGTGGTGACCTTTCAGCGAACCCGGATCCGACCAAATTAGCG